GTATCATAATTTGTTCTTAGTGCAAAAGGCTCGCCTGGTGAGTTAATAGTAAACTTATATGTTTGACCTCTGTATAAAGTAAGTGTTGGATTGTTTGTAAGTCCATCTGGAGTAAACACCCAAGAAGAACCAATCCCTTGATTAACTTTATATGTAGATTGAATATCCTGTGTTTGACCAAAGATAGCCACCGTAGGTGGACCAGCAGGTACCCAATAGTATTCTCTATAATTTATAAACTTATCCCAGTCTATAGGTGGATTCCAACTATAATGCTCTTGGAATGTAGTTTTATCATCTCTTTCGTTTGAATTACCAAAGAAAGTTTCAATATTTTTAAAATCTAGATAATCGTAAAACTTAGTTACAACCTGATTGTTTTCAACTGTAACGCCTGGCTCTAACTGATATCTACTTCTTAAAGTATCGTCAGTATCTAAATATACACTATTACCGTTATAAGTTTTGCCAAATCTTCTACCAACATATCCTGATAGTTTATCCAATGCACCTGGTTGTACAAGAGGATCAACTACTCCTGATAGAAATTTGTCATTAGCGTCTGTTCTAAAAGTTTCTGGAAGAAGCTCGGAACTTTTTCTAATAGGTAACTGACTGTTAGGGTAAACCTTATCTACCATTAGTAACTAGAACCTCCGCTGCTAGAACCTGTAGTACCTGTACTCGTAGTGTTTGTGTTTGTAGTTGTAGTTGTACCTGTACTTGTGCTTGAACTTGTTGTGTTTGATTGTGAATCACTTTCTACTGTTCCTGTGCTTGATCTAATTTCAGCGGCGGTAATGCTAGTAACAATTTTGATGTCGTCTACTGTTGCACCACTTACAAAAATTTCATCTGGGTTGCTTTGTATTTCAAAAAGACTGCCAAATGATTGTGCTGATGATCTAGGTAAAATTACAAAGTTAGTAACATCAGGTGCTACTGTGTTAATAACGTAGGTTGTTAATTCACTTAGATAGAATCTGTCACCAAAATCCCAGTTTTGAATTTCAAAGAATCTGTTTATTGCTGTAACAATTCTTACTTTTAAATTGTTATCATTAATTGCTTTATCTGAATTTTTAACTACTTTGAATTCGGCCTGTAATTTAGTTGCTGCCTGAGAACCAAATAATACTTTATATTTCACAGGGTGATAAATTACTTCATCACTAATAGTTTTAATTTCATTTAGATTAGCACCAAATTCTATTCTTAAACTATCTGTTGTAGGAGCATCAGGTTCTGTTGTTGCACCTGCAAGATAATTTCTATATGCAGTATCGTAATTTTTAGTTAATAAAAATAAATCAACAATGTTAGTTACGCTAGGATCGATTCTTCTATTTTCACTAGCAGCATGTGTGTATTGAAATTTTAAATTTCTTCTACCTATATATGCAACATAGTTACTGTTTAATTCAAGTATGTTAGTTGTTCTATTAACTGTTTTAACTACATCTTCAGCAATGTCACTAAAATAAATTAATTGACCATTAGTGTAATCATTTACATTAACATCTGCTTCTTTATCTCTTATAATAATTGTACCTGTACTATTATCAAAAAGATTTAATACGTCTGTACCGTATTCGTCTACTTTTCTTTCAAAGAACAAATAGTTTAACTCAGAATCAGCACCTGCAACTTGTATAAATGAATCAGGATCGTCAATAACACCATCGCTATCGCTATCACTAAAACTTAATTTTATTTCTTTGTTGCTTTCATACCCGTCATCAAACGATATAGTATCTGTGATTTCAAATTTATAATCTCTGCCTAATGCTGATGCAGTAGTTGTTTGACTATTAATACCTAAAATATTAACAATATCTTTTGCAATTTTTCCTGTCAAATTATTGTAAGCAATTTCGTTTTTATCAAAATAAAACCTGTTTTGCTCAACACTTCCAAATACATAATTTAATGTTCTAATTCTAATTACATACTGATCGTTTTCTTTTACAAATGCAAACAACCAAGAACCATCAAGATTCTCATTTGTTATATCACCTGCCTTACCTAAATTAAAGTTATTGACTAAATCTAAGTTTTGATTTTGTATAATTTTCCATGAAGTGTCAGCAGTATCATATCTTAAACCAAAGTTTAAACTTGCAAACATAAGGTTAGTAATTTCTGTTTCAAGTGCTACACTCAAATCGTTAACAAACTTTGGAACAATACTATTTGCTATTGCGCCTTCTGGAATATTTTCATTAAAAGTAATTGGTCCTAATCCGTTTGCAAGAGCACCTCTATTAGCATTTGTACCATCTCCTATAATTGATTGTACTTTGGCCCAAATATAAGTTGAACTTCCTGTATGATCTGCGGTGCCGGCCATCAATTTATTATTTTGATTTGTCATAAAGTGAAAACCATCAGGGGCAGTAAATTTAATTGTTGACCCAACAGTAAGGAATTTTAAACTACTCGTTGAGTATGTGCCAACTTTAAGTAGACTGTTATCAATAGTGTTTGTAAAATAACCAGTTCCGCTATTTAAATCGTTAGTAATACTTTTCCACACTGTTGTTTTTTCACTAAATGTTACTCTTTCATATTTGGTAATGTAAAAATTATATAAGTCTTTATCAGTAAATGCACCTTCAATGTTTTGCCTTATGAAATTGATAATTTCAGTTTTGCTTGTGAACTTTAAAAATAAACTTCTTTCTGCTTCTTGTCTATAAATGTATCCATCATCAGCAAAAACATTTACTGCACTATATTTTCCGCTTGCATCTACAATGTCATAATTTCTACTAATACCACTTGAAGTTCTGTTTACTGCTTTTATTTTTAAAATGTTTTGAGAACTTGCTAACGGAGCAAGATTATAATCTTCTCCAGTAACCATTCTGTTTTGTGTATAATAAAGTGCAGGAGCATTTTGCCTAATTGTATCAGTACTTTCTGTTGCCGCTGCATTATTAACAGTATATTGCAAACCTAAGTTTACAGTAAGTGTATGTGCAATACCTGATTTATTTAAATAATTGATATCGATTGAGATACCTTTCATATCATTAGGAGCAATAGCGTACTCAAGTCCATTACTTACTCTGTAATACGTTCTAAAAGATCCTTGCGGTAAATTTCCATATGTGCCATCAGCAAATACAAGATTGACTTTATCGTCAGGTTGTGTAGACACTGAATAGATGTTTCTAATATTACCTACTATACTATTGTATGCAATATTGTTTCCTGTTAGATTACTTACTTTAGCCCATTCACGGTCTTGGCCGCCTGCGCTATTCAAACCAAACAACCAAAGATCATCATTATTAATATTGTTTGTCTCTACAGAAATTGTTTCATTTGTTGTTGGAGTACTAATATCAAAGTCTGCAAACTCTAAACTTCCTTGTTTAAATTGTAAAAAGAAACCTGTGTTTGCACTTGCTGAACCTTTTCCATCTTGTCTGTATACAAACCCTAACTGGTTACCTGGTGTTGGTGCTTCTTCATATATAAATTCTTGTTCCTTAAACGCTGTGCTTACTATTTCAAATGCCATGCTTCTACCAGCAACAGATTTTGAAAAGTTGTATAATGGAACATCATTTGAAGTAGTTCTAAATCTATATTGCTCGGTAGGTATACCTTGTATTGTAGCAGCGCCTTCACTTCTACCAAACTCTGTATTGTCAGACATAGCAGAATTAAGAATTAACACAAACTGTTCTGCCCAGTTACTGTTTGTAGGATCATTCCATTTAACAGTTTGTTGTGCTAAGTTTCTACCATTACTATCAATAATATTTTCTGTAGTTGATATTGTATTAAATTTTAATAAGCCACTAGATCCTATATTTCTTTTTGCGTTGTAGGACAACATTCTAGCAATTCTAAGAACACTTTCTTTACGCTCTGCTAATTCTAAAAAGTTTTCTCTACTTGCTAAATCTAGTCTGAAACTGATGCTTTGGCCTAAAAATGCTACTGCATCAACTAGAGCCATGTACTCAGAACTTTCAATATAGTCATTAAAATCTTCAGGATAGTTTTCTCTTAGATAAGAAATAATTACCCTGCGGATATTTTCAAAATCATAAGACTTAAAATCCGCATTTCTAAACGTTTGATAGATGCGAGTCCAGTCCTGATTTAGTATTAAATTGTTCTGTCTTGACGTTGTGCTCATTAACTATATTCCTATTGTAATATTTAGCCCTTGTAATTAAGTGCTTAGTTTATAACCGAGTTATTTCTATCAAAATTAAAGCGCATTCTTTCAGTTACATTAAATGGAACATACACTACATCTGCTTCAATTCTCATGCCTTGTTCTGTGCTATCAACACTAACGCTTTGAACTACAACTCTAGGGTCATAGTTTATAATAGTTTCTACGTCTTTGGCTATAATATTCTTTACTTCTTCAGTAAACTGTTCAAAGATCATATCCCATATTACAGTACCAAAGGTCGGATTTTCTAACTTTTCACCTTTTCTTATGTAGAAGTTGTTGATAATATCCTGTTTTACCAAGTCAATATCATATAATTTAAATCCGCTTTTTTTGTTTTTTGAAGAGAATCCTCTATATGTAAACGTGTTCGCTCCTGCAGACCCAACACTTGCTTGGTTAACTGCTACTGCTTTTTGATTGTATATTTTTTTCATATACTACTCCTCTTTTGGTTCTCTGTCGGTAAACGTTTCATTTTGTAATGCAGGAGAATTATTCTCATGCAACGGCCACGGCTCATGCATAGGTACTCTTTTCATTATTGTTTTTATTTTTCCGTCAGTGTATTTAAGTTTAGGCCATCCAACAGCAGGATTTGTAAACAATGTTGTATGTAGATGCAAGGCAGTAATAGTTGCTGCTTGACTTGCTTCTTCTGCTTCTCTTGCTTGTGGGCCATTCATGTGTATTTCTGCTGCTGTCTCAGTATGATTGCCACCACTTAAAATATCTGTTGTACCACCGGCTGTATATGCATTGTTACCATCTGTATTCAGATCCAGATTACCAGTAGTTTTTATAAGTGTATCTCCAGATACTTTCAAGTCAAGATCATGTGCACCAACTATTCCATATCCTGTAGCAATTTTTGTAGAGCCTATTACGCTGATGTCTAAAGATCCGTCAACTTTTACACCTTCTGCATTTTCATAATTTCTAGTTTCTATCTTACCATTAGCGCCAATTAGTATGTTTGTGTTGAATGCACTTTCAATTTGTATTCTACCTGATTCATATTCATTTCCGTCTTGTATTTTAGATATAGGATTTCCATCTGCATCTCTTCTATGTAATTCATTAGTTGAAACATATTCAGCAGTTGCTTTCATGTTTATATTTCTTCCGGCTTCAATATTAACATCTCTATCGGCTTTGATGTTTAAATCATTTTCAGTATGCACACTTATACTATCTGCTGCGTACACATCAATTTTACCATTTGATGTCATTTCAATCCATGACGTTCCTCTTGAATTACCAATATAAATTAAGTCTTCTGAGTTATGTAATAGTATCTGATGTCCTGTTCTTGTTCTTAGTCTTGTATATTCATTATAAGGAACAGTTACGTCACCTTTGTCATTTGTTTGAGCTCCTTCAGCATCAGCAAATCTTTTTTCTATAACATCAATATATTTTACAGGACCACTGGCTGCTGGCGTTTGTCTAACATATCTATCATCACCGTCATCCATAACAAACTGTGTGCCGCCAAGTCTACTTACTGCAACACCTATAAGTGATGAATTCTCTGTTGTACCTGTTGTCATTCTTTTACTACCGTCTCTCCAATCTAGAGGTCCAGGAGTAGAAATACCAAAAGCAGCATTAGGAGTTTGTCTTCGAGCTGAAGTGGTAGTAACACCACGAACATCATCTTCTAAAGTTCCTGCTTCAAGAAATCTATCAGCAATAGGATGAACAGGTTTTTTAATTTTATCTGGGTCTTTTTCTAATTCTTCTTTATTAGATATTTTGTTTATCTCACCTACAGGAAGTGGCTGTGTTGTATCAAACTTTTTCTTATCTGCATCTGTTAAATCTACTTGTGTACTTCCCGCTATGGCTGGTACCATATTATTTGCAAAGTTGGGTG